TGGTTCGTCATTCTCTAAGTTTTCAAAAGTATATTTTTGCGTATTGGTCCATTCTTTGAACCTTTCGGCGAAGTAAAGTTCGCCCAGATACTTAGTCGGAATTCTTCGGTTGTCTAAAAATTTTTTTGCGGGGTGTGTTGTATTTAGTTCTGAAATTTTTGGGAGGTCAAAATCCTTTTTTGAGAAATCGGGTTTCTCAAATTTAAACTTGACGGGTTCGGGAGTATTTGATCCCCGCCCTGTAGCCCCCGTTTTATACCTCTCAAAGACATACTGATCGTGCAATGCGGGGTCAAGATCCTTGAGGAAGTTTGTAAAGGTTCTGGAGACGCCACAGTTGTGACATTTAAAATTATGATCGTTCTTCAGACGATACAAGTATCCCCTAGCCTTGTTTTTGTGTCTTGTAGAATCTCCACAATACGGACAACGGAAGTTATAGAGACCCTCTTTCTTTTTTGCAAACTTTTGAAGTCTTACTGAAACCAGTCCAATATACTTAGAATCAATGAGGCTCATTTAGAAAGGGTTGTATTAGCTCCCCCTAGTGTACTACCACTATTCCCTGTTGTCAAGAGGTTTCCGAAGAATCCTGCAGAACTGATGATGACTGCGGCAGTTGTAGCGATACCAACAGTTATCCATCTAAAAGTCGCAAGATCATTAACTCTATTTTCTACAGTTTCAATTCTTTTTACAACAACTTCATGTTCTCTACTATTTGATGTCTTCATTTCTTCCATCATACGAAGAAGAAGTTCATCAGCTCTCATAGAGTTTTCTAACTTCTCTTCATGTCTAGCAAGAACTTGTGCTATTTGACTATTTCCTTCAGATATCTTATCTACCGCTCTCTCAAGTTTATCTAACATCTCTTTAGAGAGATCTTCATAAATTCCCAGTTTACTTTCAAGAACCGCTAATTTTTGAAGACCGAAGGCCATCTTACTTTCCTTTCTTCTTAGATGTTAAATGTTTCCTATATTGTGGGGGCAATCTTCTCATAATTTTTGATCTTCCGTCCATTACTGGATCAAACCCAGCAACAGGACCCTTTGGATCTGCAGAACCAGTAAATCCACCAGTACCAACTACCATACCCTCTTCCATCAGGTTACGAATAATATTGATTGCGTTTTGGAGAATGTGTTCTTTCATATTCTATTGAGATCTCTTAAACAATCTTCATCTAATGGAATGTCATGTAGGGTAGATCTTGGATATTCAGGAAGTCTTCCAAGATAAACAACAAAACTTTTTATAACAGGCCACAAATCTCTATCTATTTTAAAAAATAAAAGAGGAGTTGCGGCTTCTCCAAACACATTATAAAGAATAATAAAGTGATTCATAAGTAAATGAGACTTTAAAATACCAGTAGTTTTATACCTTTTTAAAAGTCTTTTTATCCATTTGAATCTTTTTAGATCTTCATAAAAATCCTCTTGCGTCACCGCATGAGGATTTTCGTAATGTTTTATCGCAAACATTATATAATTATTCTCATTCAATTCATCAAATCTCATAATCTAATTAAATCATCAGGAAACTGCAGAAGTTGTTACGATTCCACTTCCACCAGCACCAGTTACTTCAGTAGAAACAAAGATCTTGTCGGAAGCAACAGATGTTGAAGTATCAGTAATAACGCCAACGATTGTTTGACCAGGAAGTGTTAGGGTTTGTGCAGCAGCAGGAGTTGTGAATGCAAATCCAACTGTATCATCTGCAGTGGTTGTAGTCGCATAAGCAACTAAAGTACCAGCGAGAGATCCAGTTACATTAAGTCTTGCAGCAAGATTCTTAACATCTACTTTCTCGTTCCACTGAACATAAACTGTTCCAGTAGAAGATGTAGAGTAACCAGTTGCACCAAAGTATGCACGAACGATTGTCGCTTCTCCAAGTCCTGCAGTTGTAGAACCTGCACCAGCTAGTCCACCAATTGCACAAAGAACCTCTTCGTTACCATCTGCATGTCTGATTACCCAACCTCTCTCATCCGCAAAGCACTCATTGAGATCGTTAGCTGGTTTATCGCCTGCGCGTAACCACTTAGGTCTTGATTCGTCTGAAGTAGAATTTCCCCAAAGAGGCATTGGTTTTCTCCAAATTATGTTCTTATCTAAATCTTATTTATAAAAAAAGAGACCCTAGTTTTTAGGGCCTTTTTTGAGTACTGTACGCAAAAATAATGTTATAAAGTCTATAATACCATTCGCTTTCGTCCTTTTTGTTTTTGCCAACCACTCTGAAAGAGAGAGGAGTAATCCAAGAACGATGGTTACTCCCCAATTGGTTACTAAACAAGTGATCATGCTTGTGGTTTGAATAGAGCTTCTTTAACTGTTGCAAAAAGTACATCATCAACACTATTATCAGTAGATTTTACATACTTTTCAAGAAGAGAAATAACAAGATTCTTAACTGCTGGACTTGTAGCCAGTTGCATTAAAAGTGGTTTTACTACAGCGACAACTGCTCCCATAATTACCTCTTGTATAGGCAGCCGTATTTAGGACTTCTTGCGCTTTGAATCTAACTCAGCAAAGTTCTTAACTTTTGTTCCACCATCATAATTCCAGGCATAACCCTCTGCAATCATCTGGTTATTCAGTGAAGTTTCTTCACCATTGATAAACAAGTGTCCGATGATGCGACCATACTTCTCTGTAGAGTCTGGAAGTTCGGTCTTGATCAGAATGTCTTTTGCGTTCTCACAACGCTTCTTCAACCATTCTTTTGATTCAAGTCCGTATTTCTTTTCGTTCGCATCAGCGGTGCGACTTTCAGGAGTATCCACACCAGCGAGGCGAATGCGTTTAGTGAGAGAAATGTCAAACCCCAAATCAATATCAGCGTCAATAGTATCTCCATCGACTACTTTATGAATTGAACGGATTCGATATATGTAGGGATCTTTATTGTCCATTAGAAAGGAAACTTAATACTCCCAGTATTTAGTTTAGGAATAGGAAGTTTTTCAAAAGCCTTGTTAACTTGATTCTCTACAACTTTACCGACAAACTCTTCAGGATTCTCAAGAATCTTCTGAGCTTTCTGGTAAGTCACATAAGCACCATAACAAAGTGCGGCACTAATGGTCAGACTTGTCGCTGACAGAATGATCGCTAGGTTCTTCATCTTTCATTTCCTCAAATGCTAACCTCATTATGTAGTAGATTACATAAGCAGTAAAAGCAAGTCCACAAGAAAGAATAATAAAAACTCCCCAAGGAAACTCACTCATCTCTGCTCAATCCAGTTCAATACTGCAAGTGCTGCTTTGTTAGTATTGGGAGATGCACAAGCGAGTGTAATCGTATCACTGATTGTTCCAATACCAGATCTTCCAATCTGCAAATCTGCAAGTCTATCAATCTCAATCAAGGTAGAACCACCAGAGACTACGAACCCAGAAAGAATATCTCTACCACCAGAAAGTGCAGTTGCAGAAGTATCATATTGAATAAATGAATCAGGATCTGCGTGATTTGTCCAGTTTGGATTGGTCAATGTCGTATTCTGCAATATTTTCCAATAAACATTTGTATTATCGTTGGTTACTGCCTGCAAAGACCTCATAAGCATTACTGCATTCAGAGCAGATGATTTGAGTCTTAAACTGATGATCGGATAGAATGTATTTGCAACCGACATTGTGGTTCCAGTAATGCCATTAGACTGACTCAGAAGAGTTCCAAGTTTATCTGCACCACCTTCTTGAATGAGAGAATTGGAACCTTGATAGAGATAATGAGTTCCTGCAACACCAGTTACATTCTCAATCTCGCATCGGATTGGGAGGAATGGAGTAGAACACCAAACTTTATCAAGATTATTTGAGTTATCAAACTGATGACTTCTGATAGTTTCACCTTTCATTAACCAATTAAATTCTACAGTTCCTGCACCATACCATTCATAGTTAATGGAAATCATCTGTTGTTTGGTTGGATCTGCAGTTACACCAGTCCAACCATTACCATCAAACTTTTCACCATTCCATTGATCTCTACCAACTCTTATTTCTGTAGTAATACCTGATGTACTTGTGCGAATCACATAAGAATAAGTACCACCATCATCCTCAAAGTAAGCACCATTACTATCATCAAACAACCCAAATCTTCTACGAATACCAACTTGTGGAGTATCAAGACGAATTGCAAATGCAAGTGTTGCGGGTCTTCCGGGAATGTATCTCATTACATGTTTAGTTTGTCTGGTGACTTTACTTCCAGTTGTAACCCCAACCTGCATAATCACATTACTAGAATATTGATTCCAGGTTGCAGTTCCAACTCCAACTACTCTTTCATCCCAAACATCAGTCTCTTTACCATACTGGAAGGTATTAAAAAATGTTGTTTGGAAAGGTGCAGTCTTGAGTCTATTGTTATTAGAAAACTGAGGTCTCCAATCTGTCTGGTTTCCCCAATGATCTGCAATATTAAAAACCTCAAATAAAGATCTTTCTTGATTCAGAAAGTCTTGTGTAGTCTTATTCCACTGAGCCATGAATCACTCACCCCATGTCAATCTTTCTGGTTGATATCTCTGTGCGTTTTTAACTTTTACTGAACTGGTTGAGTTTGGATAAATGTTATGAACAATTGCACCTGGATATTCATCTTGCAGTTGTTCTGCAAGTTCATTCTTACTCATCATCTTGCCTTCAACTTCCATACGATAGATCTTACCCTGCCAAACTACATCAGCAAGAAAAGATTCTTTGACTGGTTCTGATTCAGTTTCAGAACCATTGATGTAGAGATTTCCGTTGAAATCTCCAGCAATGTTGATACTTTCTGATAAAAATTGTTTAAAGGATTTCATTAGCAGTTCCAAGCACGGAGGGACTTATTGATTCTGGAATCAGGATCGTTCGCAGTCTTCTTACTAGTTAGTTTAGCTTTCATACCAGACATTCTTGC